TCCTGAATAAACACGAACACCCCGGCTTGGCCTACAGCCTCCGTAGACGGATTGGCAAGGGTGATACTACCTGTGAGAGTCAGCACGAAGTTTTGGTGCGCCGAGAAGTCAATTGTAATGCTGCCAGTGTTAGACGTGTCAGTGTCCGTCTCTGCAAGGATAATCGTGCCACCGTTAAGCTGCCCAGCGACCGTCACATTGGTGGTGCCTGTCGGAATCTCAATGACATCGGCATCGGCATCGTTTTTGATTGTGACATCGTTGGTCGAGCCTTGACCCGTGAGGATCAAACCCTCCGCAGCGGTGTAGCCTATAGCAGCGTTGTCACCGGCAGAGGTGTCGCCATCCGCGTTAACAGTAGCCGCTGTTACGTCGCCCACAATATCAACATTAGTGCCACCAGTAGCGACGGATAAAACCGTTGCATCGGCGTCGTTAACAATCGTTACGTCGTTGGTCGAGCCTTGTCCTGTTAAAATAAGGCCCAAAGCAGCCGTGTAGCCAATAGCTGCATTGTCACCGGCAGCGGTATCCCCCGCCGGTTCGACAGTACCTGTAGCAATTAAGTTGCCTCCAGCTGTAATGTTACCCACTACCGTGACATCTGTCCCTCCGGTAGGAATCTCCAGAACATCGGCATCGGCGTCGTTCTTAATCGTAACGTCATTGGTTGAACCTTGCCCGGTAAGGATCAGACCTTCAGCAGACGTATAACCTATTGCGGCCTTGTCGCTGGCTGCTGTGTCGCCTAAAGCATTAAGAGTTCCACTGGCCGTGATATCTCCGGAAGTGGTTAACGTAGCAATTTGCAAGTTGGATAGCGCATTTACAACCGCCGCACCAGAACCCGCACCGTCCATGTAGACAACCGCCGACTTTCCATTGGTCACCGTAATGTTTGCCCCGGAACCCTGTGTCAGGATTACGGAATAAGGACCACTAGATCCTGAATCGGTCGTGGCATTTATGATAATGAAAAACGCTGCCGTTGTATTTGGAGCTACCGTAACGGTATTGTTTGCACCCAAGGCTCCAGTAAACTTAATTACTCGATACATACCGTCCTGAAGGTTCTCTGTTCCAGAACCTGGAGAAGCCTCCCTGACAGTAAGCGTGTGCGTAGTTCCGGAAAGACCAACCGATTTATACGAGGCAATACGATCTAAAATATCTATGTTGTGATTAGTGGTATCTCCCCAAGCTCCGGACTGTTCTCCAGAACCTATCTTCTCAATACCAAAGCTAGTTGTGTACGATGATGCCATAATTTTATTCCTATGCCGCTATCTTAGTCCAATTAGGAGCTTGTGTGTAAGTTATCGGGTTCCATCCCGCAATCTGGCCGGGATCTATCTTTTCCCAAATAAGAACTCGTCCGACTGCCGTTGAAGCTTCAACCCCCGTAAGAGGGACTGTGATGTCTATCTGTACGCTTCCTACCGCAGTAGCCGCAGAAACACCCGTAGGGGAGACATTGGCCTTACCTGTTGCGACCGCAGTTCCAATAACCGCCGCCGCAGAAACACCCGTAACCGGAACCGTGATGTCTACTTGTACGCTTCCAACCGCCGTAGCCGCAGAAACACCCGTAACCGGAACCGTAATGTCCACTTGAACACTACCCGCCGCCGTAGCAGCGGAAACACCCGTAACCTCAACAGTAAACGGAGTGTTCCAAGCACCGGAGTTCCAGGCCTCTCTTCCCCATCCACCAAGGTTAGGGTTGTCAGCCATTAGGCAATCCGGATCAAGGCACTATTGGCGTCGTTAGTAGGCATCGTAATAGTGAAGTCACCAGCGCTCGACGACTTGTCCGCGCCAAAGTTAATTACGCAAACGGACGGTTTGGCTGCGTGAGTAGTATCCCCGGCTGTTCCCGCGTTAGCCAAAGTGGAGTTATAAATTAGAGCACCGCGAGCACTACTGATAGTAGCCGTGGAAAAAGTTACGTCGGCCATGTCGATAAATGCCGTAGGAACAGAACTACTGTTATCACCAAGGCCAATGGTAGCGCTCGCTATAGACGCGCCCCCAGCCGTGTAGTTAGTACCACTAACCTCATTGCTTGTCGTATACCCTGTGGTGTCCGCGTCGATAGACGAACTGTTTGTGAACATAGCCAGCTTAAATGTATCCGCTGCTATGGAACTACCATCTCCACGAGAATGTGAGGTCCAAAAATGGATTCCCGCGTTTATCTCTCTTTTGTAAGTACCGCAAATACCAGATGTTCCTACAGCCATTACAGCCTCCTTATAATCTCGGCCATGTCTTCATGGCCCTGTTGCTTCATCAAAGCCCAAATAGTCGTTCGTTCGCTCTGACACATCTTATTCATATAAAAGACTAGCACTTCTTTTAAACGTTGTCTGTGAGCATACGCTTGTTCCCGTATGACAGGAGGAGCGGTGTCCGAAACCGCCATTATCTTGTTCAAAGCCATCTCAGCTATGTCTTGCGGGGAATGTCCCCCGTTGTTGCTAGTGAACACCACCGCATCGCCAAGCTCGCTGGCGCTAACAGGACCGTGCATTACGCTACGTCCCTCCGTAAACGATCATACCTGTACTGGTCTCTAGTCTGAAGACCCTCACCAAGGTTTTTCAACCACTGTATGGATTCTTGGAACCGCTGATTATAAAGGCTTAAAATGTCGGTCTCACCCTTCATAAACGTGTAGGCCTCAACTAAGGAACCGTACAAAAGAGCAAGTTCCGCATTATCACCCAACCATGTTGTTCCACTAGATACAGTCGTTATAGAGTCGGGTCTGTAGAAATAATGTAACTCCATCGTAAAGTTGTCGTTAGGGGTGGGTGCCAACAAGAAAGTAGCCTCGTCCCAATCAGCGTAATACTGAGGCACTCCGGTTGTGGTTGGGTTAGGTGTGTAATCTTGAAGCATGGTGGCTTGCTTGTACAACAAGAACTCTTTACTGGAAGAATTTATTACGCTGAGTGAGTTTTGGGACAGAAAATCACTGGGTTTTTGCAGGTAGGCGTTTCCGTTGGAGGCCGTACCTTGAGACGATTTACGAAACACATCCAGCTGGCATTCTTTTAAAATGCGCTCTTCTGCGTTTAAGATAAATCTAGGCAGCTGGCTTACAAAAGTAGTTTCCGTACTTTGCACGTAATCCTGTATTGCCGTCTTCAAAGTTGTGTATGTGTAAGCCATAAGCAATTCCCTACTAGGTTATGTATCCATTACCTAAATCAACAACAGGCAACGCGGGTAATGTTACAGGGCCTGCTGAAGCAGATCCTCCTCCCCCGTTCAAGTCACCAACGGTTGCAGTTCCACTTGATGCTGAGAACGTGTAAAGGTCAGGCTCTGGTTCCCCATCATCGTTGGTGGGAACGGTTATTGAATACCCACTAGACAACTCTAAAACAGCTTCCGTAAACCCGTCAAAAGCTTCAACGGTTCTAAAACGAACTGTATCGCCTGTTGATTTCCCATGCCCTGGTTCCGTAACGGTAATGACAGCAGACCCACTAGAACCTGACTGAAAAGGATTTAATGTCAGTATCACCGCTACTTCTGGTTCCGTTCGAGCAGGCCGGCTAATACGAAGAGCTTGAGGATCCGAACGAATTCTTTTAGGCTCAAGTTGGGGTTGTTTTGACTCATACTCGTCTGGACCAACAAGCATACCATTCCATTCAAGAAGCATACTGCGAAGCGGATAAGATCTTCCGGAACGGTCGGAGATTCCTTTTGCGTATTTAGCGGCAGCGTATCGAGACATTTTAAATACTCAATGACGAGAAACTAGGGACCAAACGAAGACCCGTTCGCTCGCTGTCTTCGGAAGCAGCCCTTTGAAATTCTTCATCGTAAATAGCTTTCAAAAACTGAATTCTATCCGGAGAACGTTTAATAGATATATAATACGAAAGCCCCGCCGTTAAGCACGGAAGGAAACGGAAAGGTACTTCCGCATTGTTCACTCCGGCATCGGCGTCTTCAATTCGTTTAACACGATAATAAATCAACTGATCCGTTGAATTCTCCGGAGAGGGCCACAAAGTAATTGTCGGTGTTATCTGGCGATCAACGTAAAAT